TCAGCCATCGATCTCGATCCTCCGATAGGGTCCGGGTCCGAACTGGTCGGACAGTTGCGCCACCTCGAGGGCGGAGGGCGCTGTCGTCCCGTCTGCCGCCTGCATGGCTGCGGTATAGGTCCAGCCTGTTGCGGCGACAGTTTCGGTCCGCAGCACCGCACCTTCGCCGGATTTCACCAGCACCGAATAAAGCTCGCGCTCTTCGCCCAGCGGCACCTCGACCGAGGCCCAACTGTCGCCGTCCACCCGCGTTCGGCGTACCCAGCTCAGCTCCAGATCGCCGCCGGGCGCTCGCACCGCCTTAAGATGACAGGGGGCATAGGGTCGAAGCCCGATCCCGTCGAAGGCCAGCCGGACATGGTCGTAGCTCGGGTCGTCATAGGCCCGCGTCCCGGGGCCGATCCGGTAATGCCGCGCAAGCCCCCGCGCCGACGCGGCAAGCGCGATCTGCGGCACCCGCGCATCAAGCAGCACGACGGTGCTTCCCACGGGCCAGATCTGGGGCATGTCGGCCTCGGTCCCGGCCTGCCCGCGAAGCCTCAGCCTCAACTCGTAGGTCCGCGGCCCGATCAGTTCGGCTTCGGCGAACTGGAATACCTCCCAGCCCCCGGGTCCGCCCGCCCCGATCGCCGCGACATTGGCCCCGGCCAACAGATCGGCCTCGCCGACCGAGGCGAGACTGCCCGCCGCAAGCTTGACCCGAAGCGCGGGCCCCCGGTCCCAACGGCCGGGGTCGGCTGCCGCAAGCGGCGTCTCGGTCAGACCGATCACTGCGGACCGGTCGAGCGTCGCGTTCAACGTGTAGCCCGCATCCTCGACCGCCGTGTAGACGTCGACCGCACCGGGCCAGGGGGCCGCGACCGCCGCGACATGGGGCGCATGGGGTACCTCCTCGCCGGTCAGCAGCGGCAAATCGAGGAAGACCGCATGCACCGGCACCGGCGCCACAAAGGCGGCCTGGGCCACGCCGCGATCCTCGAAGCGCGGCGGCAGGTAAAGTCCCCGCTCGACCCGCACTGCCTCGATCTGCCGCGTATCGGCCAGATCGACCCGATCAATCCGGTAATCGCCGGATGGCAGCCGCATCACGTCGCCCGCCCCCACAGACAGCGTCGACAGCGGCAAGGCCAGCCGCACCCGGTCGCGCGCCACCCGGGATTCCGACAGCCAGCGTTCGACGACGGCCTGCCCCTCGGCCGCAGTCAGCACCAGCGGCAATTCGCTGACCGAGACCGCCCGGCTGGCTTCATCGGGAAAGATCGCCTCGGCCGCCCGGGTCTCATAGGCACCATCGGCCTCGACGAAAGACAGGCGCACCCGTCCGGCGGTCTCGGCCCCCGGGGTCCGGCTGTGTTCGATATCGCCGGCCAGATCTCCGGTCTGGGCCAGATCGGCGGGGTCGAGGACGACCCCGGCCCGCCCGTCGCGGTTGAAGAACACGATCAGGCCGTCGCGCTCGGCGGCCTCGATGCCGAAAGCCAGCATCAGGGGCTGCAACGCCGACCGTGCCCCGGCCAGGTCGCCAACCGCATAGCCCCGTACCAGCCCGTAGACATCGGACACATCCAGATCGGTCACCCCCGAGGCGGTGCAGATCTCGCGGATCACCGCATCCAGAGCCTGCGCCGAGGCCCGTCCGTTCAGCCAGTGTCCGCGCCCGTAATTGTCGCCATCCGACCAGAGCGTCCGGTTCCCGGGAAACTGCGGATAGGGCCGCGCATCCCAGGCCCAGACATGCGCCCGCGACAGATCCACCATCGGCCCGCCGTAAAGCGCCGAAACCGGGTTCGCCGCCGGATCGCCCCAATAGCCCAGCATCGCCCGCAGATACTGGTGCTGGATCAGGTCGTCGCGGGCGCCGGTCGAATAGGGCGGCAGCGCGCTTTCCGAGGATTTGGCGTCGCTGAAAAGGTTGGGTGCATTAGTCCCCTTGTCGACCGCCGGACAGCCCAGTTCGGTGAACCAGATCGGCTTCGACTGCGGAACCCAGGCCGTCGACGTCGCACTGCGGACCCCGTCGATCCGGTCGTGATGGGTGCTCTGCCACCAGTTGCGGATGTCCTTGTAGCGCCAGACCCAGGGCTCGCCATGAGCGCCATCGGTGATCGCGCTGCGGATCTGCGCGTCGCGGGCAGCCTGCGAGGCATAGTACCAGTCGAACCCTTCTCCACCCTCGATATTCGCGCGCAGATAGTCCAGATCGTGGATCGCGCCCCAGGCGGCATCGGCATGATCGTCGCCGTCGCGCCAGTCCGACAGGGGCATATAGTTGTCGATCCCGATGAAGTCGATCGCCGGGTCCGCCCAGAGCGGATCGAGATGGAAATGCACGTCGCCCGGAGCGGTCTCGGGGTGATAGCCGAAATACTCGCTCCAGTCGGCAGCATAGCCGATCTTGCAGCCGGGCCCGAGGATGGCACGCACATCCTCGGCCAGCGCGCGCAGGGCATCGACCGCCGGAAACCGCCCGGACCCGCCACGGATCGTCGTCAGACCGCGCAGTTCGGACCCGATGCAGAAGGCCGACACGCCCCCCGCCAACGCGCAAAGATGGGCATAGTGCAGGATGAAGCGTCGATAGCTCCAGTCATCGGTCCCGACATAGGCAACGCTCTGTCCCGAGGCAGTGAAATCCTCCGGCCGAGCCGTGCCGAAGAACAGCGCGACCTCCTCTTCCGCGAACCGCGTGCCATCCGTGGTGAAGGGATGGGCGGGCGCGAAATTCAGCGTGATGCGGCCGCGCCAGGGCAAGGGCGGCTGACCCGCCGCGCCGGTGTAGGGGTCGATCAGCGCATTGCCCGGCACCTGGTCCATCAGGATGAACGGATAGAAGACCGGGGCCTGACCGCGCGCGTTCAGCGCCCGGATCGCCTCGATCACGCTGGCATCGGCAGGCGTGCCGCCATAGATCGGCCGCCCGTCGACATGGGGCACGATCTCGGCCGCGCTTCGGCTCAGGCCCGCCACCCGCCAGGGCATCGGGTTGCCGTCGAAGCCTGTCTGTTCGACCTTCGGCCGAAGCCGCGCGACCGGCGCGCGCAGGTCCGAGGCGAACCAGCTGACCACCAGAGAGACCGAACGCACATTCGGCAATTCGCCCTGCAGCATGTCGAGCGATGTGGCGATGTCGGTCTTGCCACTCGGCGAATTGACGTTCGCCGATACCGCCTGACCCGGCCCGTAGGAGAAATGAACCGGCGTCGTTGCCAGGGCATATTCGCCGGTGCCCGGGATCAGCGACACGCCCTGCACCAGCGCGGGCAGATCGTCCGTCGTTCCCGCCGCCCGCCGCACGACCTCGAAGGACAGTTGCGGCACGCGGTTGCCGAAGCGTGCAAGCTCCATGTCCTCGATCACCACATAGGCGATGCCGCGATAGGCCGGAGCCCGCCCCGGCCCCTCGACCGCCTCGATCAGCGCATCGGGCAACTGGTCTTCGGACCCGTCATAGACGCGCAGCGTCAGGGATTGCGGCTCGATCTCGGCGCCGTCTGCCCAGATCCGGCCGACCCGGGCGATCTGGCCCTCGCAGAGTGCGATCCCCAGACTGACCGAATAGCTGTATTCCTTGACCTTGGGCTTGCTGGGCGCGCCTTTTCCTCCGCCATGCGTGCTGACCGTCTCGCGAAAGCGCGAGGCCCAGATCACCTGCCCCGCCACCCGCGACCGCCCCCATAGCCGGCCGACGGCCGCGCCCTCGCTGGCGCCGGTCAGGCGGAACCTCTCGACCTTTCCGGTCTCGACCGCCTGCGATCCGCTGCCAAGAAGCTGCTGGTCGATCACGCGGCCCAGCGTGGCGCCCACGGCCCGTCCGATGACCGCGCTCGACAGCCCCAGGACCGACCCGCCCAGCGCCGAGCCGGCGGCCGCTCCGGCCGCCGACAGAACAATCGTTGCCATGGGTCAGATCCCCTCGGGAAAGGCAAAGCGGGCCACGATCCGCCGCGCCCAGGGCTGGGAAAGCGAGCTTTCGACCACACCGCGCCCCGAATAGGCGTGGATGAAACTCGGCGCCTCTTCGACCCGACCCTGAACGCCCAGATGCTTGGCAACTGTGTCGTCGCGCATCCGGAACAGGATCACATCGCCCTCGGCGGCCTCTTCCTGCGGTTTGGCGATCAGATGCCGCCCGGCCGCGCGCCACAGGATCTCTTCGCCCTGAGGCTCGGACCAGTCCGGCGTATAGGGCGGCACCTCTTCCGGCTCGCGCCCGTAAAGCGACCGCCAGACACCGCGCAGAAGCCCGAGGCAATCCGCCCCGGCACCGCGCACCGATCCCTGATGCCGATAGGGCGTCCCGATCCAGCGGCGCGCCTCATTGGCGGCGCGTTCTCCCATGATGGTCATGATTTCAGACTTCCCCCGTCGTTCAGCCCCGAGCGGGTCGGATAGCTCATCAGCCAGTCCTCGCCCGGAATATGCGGAAACCCTCTGAAGTTGAGGAAATTGTCGAACTTGTCCCGGCAGGTCTCTGCCCGCCGGTCGCAGCCCGCGACCAGCCGCAGACTGTCGCCCGCCAGGACGGTGCCGCGGATCTCGGACCAAAGCTCGATCACCCGCCCCCCGCTGTCCTCGCGGTCCCCCTTTATGGCGCCCACCAGCCCCGCCGCCGGCCCCGACACCACCTCGAGCCGCCCCTGTTCGAACCAGCGTGGGGCAAAGCCCGACAGTCCGGCGATCCGGAACAGGCGTCGTCCGGTCACGCTTGCCACAGGAACGACAGTCGAGAAATCGGGATGAGCGGTGTCGAAGCGGCAGGCCGCATCGCCCAGAACCGCCCCGCAGGGCGCCTGATAGACCAGGCCTTGCGGCTGGTTCAGCGCCTCGGACAGACCGCGCAATTCGGCCTCGAAGACCCCGGCCGTCCGGGTCATCTCGCCCAGCGTGCCGGTGAAGATCAGCGCGTGCTGGGCGGCATCGCGCCAGTTCACCATCCAGATCCTCAGCGCCGCACCGTCATAGCGTCCGGCCGAAATGTCCTCTTCGGTGATCGCCTCCGAACTCAGCGCCGACACGGCCGCCGAGTTGTCGACCGAAAGGCCCGTGGTCTGGCTCAACGCCCGCGCCGTCATGCCGGTATCGGCGCGGAAGGTGATGCCCGCGAAGGTCAGATCGCGGTCGTGATCGGTAAAGCCCATGACCACGCCGTCCTGGCGCGTCAGCGCCCAGGCCCTGGCAAGCGTCGTCGCGCCGCTTTCCAGATGGGCCTGAAATGTCGCCGAAAGCGGCATCAGATCCGTAGCTCCACGACCGGGACCGAGGGGACTTCGCCCGCCCGGAAACTCTCGACCGAGGTCTGGATCCGGTCTGTGTCGAATCGCACCGGTACATCGAACTCGAAGCCCGCGGTCACCACCGCGCCCATCCCCGGCGGCTCGGGCAAGGTCACGATCCCCGTCGATGTCTCGATGGCAAAATCGACCGGGGCAAACAGCTGGCGCCCGTCGACTGCTACAGACACCGTGCCGGCCACCGGCTTGGCGATCGGGCGCAGATAGGACTGGCTGCCCGAGGCATAGGTCTTTCTCAGCTGGAACTCGACAGTGCTGGCATCCCCGATCCCGATCACCTGATCTTCTGGATCGACCGCGCCCGACGGGCGGCAGGACTTGTAGTCGGACCAGTCCTTCCAACGGAATCCGTAAAGCTGGCCGCGCCGCGCCTCGAAGAAGGCGATCAGCTGCTCTACATCGTCGAGCGAACTCATCGCGACCCCCGCATCGTAGCGCCGCCGGGCATGTTCCCAGGGCGAGTTGCGCTCCTCATAGCCATTGGCGAGCGTCACGATCTCTGTTCGGCGCTCCGGACCGCCGACCGACCCGAAACTCAGATTGGCCGGGAAGCGGACTTCATGAAATGCCATGGGCTCTGTCCTCCTTCACCTGTTCCGCTGGCCGCGCGACAGCAGGCGGCTCATTTCGGCCGCGATCTGACTTTGGCTGCGCGCGAATCCCTGCACGTCAGGCGTACTGATGTTCATGACGATCTGGATCGGGCGCGACGACCCGCTGCCGTCCGACCGGACGCCCAACCGGCCATCCGCCCCGCGCGACAGCGGCAGGATCGCTTCCGGCCCCGCCTCGCCCATCAATCCGGTCGCCCCCCGCATCGGGAAATAGGTCGCCTGGCCGACGATGCCCCCAGAGGCGAAGGGAATGACCCGCCCCTGCGAAAAGGGCGCACCCCGGGCAAAGGGAAGTGCGGCGCCCAGAAGCCCCTCGATACCGCCGGCAAGCAGACCGCCCAGCTGGTTCTGCACCGGCTTGACCGCTGCGGCATAGGTCGCATTCGCAACCGAGTTTGCGACCGATTTCAATGCATCCGACAGTTTCATTCCGTCGAAGACCAGTCCGTCGAAGGCCCCCCTCAGGCCGCGACCGATGGCATTCGACAACGAACTGACCTCTCGGTTCGTCAGCGTCAGCGAGTCCCGCATCCGCACAAGTTCCACCTCGAAGGCCGCGGCCGTACCGCTCGCTCCCCCCAAGGTCGTCTCCAGCGCCTCCAGTTGCGCCTCGAAAGACTCGATATCCTCAGCCTCGGCCATGGCCTATCCTTCGTCCCTCAGTTTATCCGGAAAGGCGCGGGCCAGTTCCTCCAGCCGCGCACGGCTCATGGGGGCGGGCCCGCCTTCGGCCCCCAGCATCAGCATCAGTTCCGCAGGTGTGAGATCCCAGAACTCGGACGGCCTCAGACCGAGACCGCGAATGCCTGCCCGCATGAGGCCGCCCCAGTCAAAGCCCATCGTGCTTTGCCTCCGGCAAGGTGAAGGCCCGGGCCAGAAGCTGCGCGGCCGCCTGGGCCGCGGCGATCGGACCGCCGCCGATATCGGCTTCGGCAAGGTCGGCAGTCGTGCCCTTCCAGCCGCCCCCCCGAAGCCCCGCCAGCAACAGCGCAATCACGTCGCGCGTCGCGAAATGCCCTTCCTCGTAGCGCTCGATCAGGGTCAGCAGGGTGTCGGCGCCCAGCGCCGCCTCCAGCTCGGCCAGGGCACCAAGCGTAAGCTTGAGAACCTGCCGTTCTCCATTGACCATCAGCGCGACTTCGCCTGCGTGGGGGTTTGGCATGCTCAGATCGCCGTAAAGTTGAGGACACCGGCCGAAGCAAGCGTCATTTCATAGGTGGCTTCGCCATTGTGGCTGCCGGCATATTCCAGGCTGCTGACCTGAAACCGTCCCTCGACGATCCCGAAATCCGGGATCACCAGCTGAAAGACCGGCATCAGCCCCTCGAAGAAGACCTGTCGCGCGCGCGTGTCGGTTTCCGCATCCTTGAAGACGCCCGATCCGGTGATGGCGGCCGACTTGACGCCCGCGCCCGCCAGAAGTTCGCGCCACCCGCCCTGGCTTTCCAGGCTGGTCACGTCCACAGGCTCGGCATTGAAGCTGATGCGCGAGGCCCGCAGACCCGCAAAGGTCGAGAAGTCTCCCGCGCCCGAGATATCGACCTTGATGAGAAGATCCTTGCCGTTCTGCGCCGTCATTTCGCGTACTCCAGGTGTGTCATTCAATCGTCCTCGACCCGGACGGAGAACCGCAGGTCGATGCGACGCTGATCCTGCGCGCCGACACGTCGGGCGCGGGCACGGTCGAACCACAGTCCGACCACCCTGCCCCGAACCAGCACAAGCGGTGCCTCGGTCAGGGCATCGGAAATGGCCCCGGCGGCAGCTTTCGCCCGAGCGAATCCCGCCTCCTCGCTGACGACCGATATCGTCACGAGATGCAGCGCGCCGCCCGCGTCCTTGTCGGACGCATCACGGACCTCTTCGGGTCCGAGGCTCACATAGATCGGCGGAAGGCGACCCGCGGGCACAGCGTCATACACCGCTTCGCCCACAATCGCGGCAACGGCGGCATGCCCCGAAATCCGCTGAAAGATCGCAGCCTGCAAAGCGGCCGCCATGCCATAGCTCATGCCGCCAACTCCTCTTCGGCGAGGCAGGCCAGATACTGCCCGCGCGTGTCGTGCTCGGTCACTGCGCGGATGCGGAACGACCGCAAACCCTCGCGGAACCGCTGACCGGCAACGGGCCGCTCCGGGGCGCCCGGAGGAGCGCCGCGGACCACGATCCGGTACAGCACCCGCGACAGGGCCAGTTCCTCGCCGGACTGTTCGCCGCCCGAGCGCACCGTGACCTCGGCCCACAGCGTGCCGCGCGCCACCCAGGTCTCGGAAAAGCCACCGGCACCGTCGGCGACCCGCACCGGCACTTCCAGCTCAAGGCGCCGGCTCAGGATCGGGGTCCTTGCCATCACACGCCTCCCGGTGTCATCCGAAGCCTGCGCCAGCGGTCGGTCAGGGCCGCGATCCCGAAGGGCATCGCTCCGCCGCCCACGGTCTGCTCCAGCCGGTTCTCATAGTAATGCGCCGCCAGCAGCAGCACGGCATGGCCCAGATCCTCGGGCACCGCCGCCCAGTCGGAACCGAAGCCCGCTTCGAAGTCGATTTCGGCGCTGCCTTCGAAGGGAATCCCGGGCATCGAACCGCCCGCGCCGCGCACCACCGGCAGATGGGCATCGGCCAGCAGGTGATAGCGCTCGGGCGCGACCGGCACCGCCACGCCGCCCCGGTCAACGATCCGGATCTCGGTCACCGCCCGCACCGGAGCGACCGGCAAGGACTGACTGCCCCCCTGGCGCCAGCCATAAAGCACATAGCTGAAACTTCGGGAAATCAGCACTTTGCCAGTCCGCGCCTCGATTGCCGCCAGCGCCGCGCGCAGCAGCGTCTCCAGATAGGCGTCCTGGTCCCCGGCATCGGCAAAGCCGGTTCCGAGGCGCAGGTGCGCCTTGAACTGCGCAAGCGGAAGCGCCGCAGCCGGCACCGTCGTCTGCTCTATCAGCATCATCTTTTCCGTCTCTCCGCTTTCCCTCGACGCAAGGTTGACGCGCGCCGGCCCGTCCCGCTCCGATGGAGGGAGCACCGGGGCGGGCCCCGGGGGACCGGCGCGCGTCTCACCGGCCCTCTGGCGGGGCCGGGTCTGCTGGTGCAGGCCAGATCCGCCGGTGTCAGGCGACCGAGAACTTCAGCACCTTGATTGCGGCAAAGTCGCTGACATCGCCGCCCACGCGCTTGGTGGCGTAGAAAAGCACATGCGGCTTGGCCGAGAAGGGATCGCGCAGCACCCGCAGATCGGGGCGTTCGGCGACGGTATAGCCGGCCTGGAAGTCGCCAAAGGCGATGGCCGCCGCGTCCGGTGCGATGTCGGGCATATCCTCGGCGATCAGCACCGGATAGCCCAGAAGCCGTGCGGGCTCGGCAGCGGCCAGACCGTCCGACCACAGGAACCGCCCGTCGGCATCCTTCATCTTGCGCACGGCGCCCGCAGTCTTCGAATTCATCACGAAGCTGCCATTCGCCCGATAGACCGCGCCCAGCGAATAGACCAGATCGAGGATCGCGTCCGACGGCGCGCCCACGTCGAAATCGCCATCGGCGCCGGTGGCGACATAACCTAGGCTGCCCCAGCTCCAGCTTGCTTCGGCAACCTTGGGATGGCTGAGGAACCCGCGCGGCTTGTCGGTCCCGTCGCCCAGAATGAAGGCCGCGGCCTCGGCCCGCGAGAACTTGTCGGCAATCCGGCCTGCCAGCCAGCCCTCGATATCGAAGGCACTGTCGTCCAGCAGGCGCTGGCTGACCTTCGGCATCGCCGACAGCTCGTGCAGCGGGATCGTCACCCGCTCGATCTGCGGCGTCCCGGTCTCGACCTGGCTGCCGGTCTCGCTGGACCAGCCCGACCCGGTATCCGCATGATCGACCAGCACGTCATAGGAACTGGCCTCGACCGTCACCACCTGGGCAATCGACCGGATCGAGGCCGTCGCGGTCAGCACCGACTTGATCGTGCTGGCCGTCTCGGGGTCGATCAGATAGCCGCCGTCGCCGGCGACGGCCGTCGACATGGCCTTGCCCTCGAATTCGAGCCCGCGCAGCGCATCGTCGTCGCCGGACCGCAGATAGGCGCCGAAGGCCTTCTTGTGGGGCACCTCGATCTCGACGGCGCGGGACAGGGCGGGACGACCCGCCGTGATTTGTGATTTCCGGTCGAACATGGTCAGTCGCTCTTCCTGTTGCTTGAGCCTCGATTTCACTTCCGACTGGAACCCCCTGAAATCGATCAGGAAGTCCTCCAGAGCTTCACGCATCTCCATAGCGGGACCATGGGCCCGCCCGGCCTTGATTTCGGTCTCGGTCATGTTGGCAGTCCTGTCTGGGAGTGAGATTTGAAGAGGGAGCTAGCCTTCGGCCAGCATCCGGCGGGCGCCCGCAAAGGCCTCCGCCAGGTCGCGCAAGAGCTCCTCCGCGGTGCCCTCCGCCTTGGTGCCGACGCGCGCGTCGGCCAGCATCGGAAAGGTCACCAGCGACACCTCCCACAGCTCCAGTTCGGCCAGCAGACGGTGCCCGCTGTCATCCTTGCCGGCCCGCTTGGTACGATAGCCGATCGACAGCCCGTCGATGGCGCCCGCCGCAACCAGCGCCACCGCCTCGCGGCCCCGCGCCACGTCGGTCAGGATACGGCCCTTGACATACAGCCCGCGGGCATCCTCGCGCACCTCGTCCCAGACCCCGATCGGCTCGCAGGGATCGTGCTGCCAAAGCATCTTCACCCGTCGGCCTTCGGTTCCCATCTGCCGCAGACAGGCGGTGTAGGCGCCGCTCTGGACGATATCGCCCCCGTAATCGGCGGCGCCGAAGACCGAAGCATAGCCCTCGATCACCGCGCCATCCTTCAGCGCCAGCGGCAAGGTATCGCTCTTGCAGAACTTGCGTTCAAGTGCGATGCCACTTTCGTACTCCTTCATCACCTCTGTCCTCTTCGCTTCTAAGGCGTCGAAATGGCGGACAGGATCGAGGCGATCCCCTCTGCAAGGATCACCGCCACGATTCCGTAGACCGTCAGCCACATGCGCTTTTCGATCTGGTCCAGCATCTCCTCGATGCGTTTCAGGCGGTATTCGAGGGCGCTCCAGCGCTCCTCCATCACCCGCTCGCTGGCCTCGATCCGGATATGCGTCGCGTCGAACGGGGCGTAGAGAAACCGCGAGCCGGACCGTTGCCCGGCCACGGTTACCTGCCCTCCGGCCGCCTCGGCAGGCCGAGCAGCGCGCGTTTCTCGTCTTCGGTCAGGAAGTCGGCTTCGGAGATTCTTTTCCATTGCGTATCCCGCTCTGCGGCCAGCGCCGGCACCTGATCGAGATCGGGCCGAAGCGAAACCGCGGCGCCGCTGAAATGGGTCAGGAACTCGGCCACCGCTCCCGCGACCTTGGCCACCAGCGGGACCACGGTCAGCCGGTAGAAGGCGCGGTTTGCCTCCTGGTAATTGGCATAAGTTGCCTCGCCCGGGATGCCCAACAGCATCGGCGGCACCCCGAAAGCCGTGGCAATCTCGCGGGCCGCGGCCTCCTTGGTCTTCTGGAACTCCATGTCCGAGGGCGAGAACCCCATCGGCTTCCAGTCGAGCCCGCCCTCCAGCAGCATCGGCCGCCCGGCATTGGCCGCCCCCTGATGATAGGACAGCATCTCATCCTGCAGCCGGGCATATTGCTCTTCGCTCAGCGTCGACTGCCCCTCGCCGCCGTGATAGACGATTGCCCCGGAGGGCCGCGCGGCGTTGTCCAAGAGCGCCTTCGACCAGCGCGAGGCCGAATTGTGCACGTCGATCGCGGTCGCCGCCGCCTGCATTGCAGACAACCCGTAATGGTCGTCCTGCGGATGGAAGTTCTTGATATGGCAGATGGGCGGGACCGCCCCTGTCATGTCGAACCGGTGCTTGCGCGCGCCCACCATGTAGTCGTAGGCAACCGGCCAGCCATCGGCCCCCGGCACCAGCCGCATCCGGTCCGACCGCAGCACATGCAGCTCGAACGGCAGCCCGCCCTCGCCGCCTACCGCCTCGAGATATCCGTTCCCCGACAACAGCAACTGACCGTAAAGCGCCTCCAGCAGCTCGGCCCGTCCCTGCGCCGGATTCGGCCGCTTCAGCAGATCCAGCACGGGATGCGCCTCATAGCGCCGCTCGTCATCCTGACAGATCAGCGGCAGCGCCGCCGCGGACTCCGCGATCAGCTTCACCGCACGAAAGCCCACGGGATTTCCGTTGAACCCCGACCGGATCAGCGAACTCGTATCGCGCGGCGTCCAGGCCGCGCGCCCTGCCCCCGCCCAGGCGATCACCGGGCCGGTGGCCGAGGCCTTGGTCTCGGGCAGTCGTTCCGCCGCACGGCGGAAAAGGTTGAATTTCATTGCAGATCATCCTCCGATTTCCGTCGGTTTCGCCGACGGTCGGCCCAAAAGCTGCGGCGCGCATCCGGGACAGTCCCGGATAGGCCTGGACATGGCACGACCTGCGCGGGGCCGAGGGCGAGACGGCCAGCAAGCGCGATCCGGCCGGACTAGAGACCCCGCACCCGCGGCCGCCGCCAATGCGCCGCCGGGGCGATCATCAGGTCGTTGATCGCCCAGACCAGCGCGTCCACCCGGTCCGGGCTGCCCTGGCTCTCGTAGCCCCGCGCCGTCATGTGGCACATCTGCTCTTCCAGAACCTGCAGGCCCCGCAGGTGCTTGACCCGGCCCTGCTCGTAAAGCGCGGCCACCGGCTCGGCCCGGGCGATCTTGCCCCGCGTGGCGCGAACCGCGCGGAAGGGCACCATCGGATCGAGCTGGCGGATCACCGTCTCGACCAGATCGCCACCCTGATTGACCTCGGCAACCAGCCGCTCGGCGCCATAGCGCTCCATCGCCTCGATCGCGACCGTCGCCCAGGCCGTCGGGGCGACGCCGCTGATGCTGACATCCTCCAGCACATAGGCGCACCAGGTTTGCGGCGGCCCCTGCATCCGGACCCCTGCCACCACGATCCCGCATTCGTCCGAGCTGTCGCGGCTCGTGACCGGCGGATCGACGGCAACCACGATCCGGTCCAGCGGCGGCGCCTCGTCGACCCTCAGCGCCTCGATCCGGCTCAGCGTCCAAAGCGCGCCGTCCGACTCGTCGAGAAGCACGCCGTCAAGCTCCTGCCGCCCGAGCCGGGTGCCCGCATAACGGGTCCGGACCGCCTCGAGGAACGAGGCTGCCAGATTGGCCCGGTTGGCCTCGGTCGGCGCGTGGGTAACCACGGTCGAGGGGTTCGCCAGGATCGACTTCAGCACCGCCACGTTGCGGGGCGTCGTCGTCACGCATTGCTGCGGCGCCTGCCCCAGCCGCAGCCCGAACTGCAACATGTCCCAGGTCTCTTCGGCCCGCTTCCATTTCGCCAGTTCGTCCGACCAGGCAGCATCGAATTGCGGACCACGCAGGGAATCCGGGTCATGCGCCGAAAACACCTGCGCCACCGCACCATTCGGCCAGACCAGCCGCCGCCGCGTTGCCTCCCAGTTCGGCCGCCGGTCGGGAGGCGAACAGGCCAGAATGCCGCTTTCGCCGAACACCATGATCTCGCGGGCCTCGTCGACGGTCTCGCCGACCAGGGCCACCCGCCGGGCCTGGCCTTCGTCAAGCGGCCTTGCGCCCTCGACCTGCGACCGGACCCATTCCGATCCGGCCCGCGTCTTGCCCGAACCCCGGCCGCCCATGATCACCCAGGAACGCCAGTCGCCCTCGGGCGGCAGCTGATGCGGCAACGCCCAGAACTCGAAGAGATAAGGCAGCGCCAGCAGCGCCGAGTCATTCAACCCCTCCAGAAAGGCGGCCTGCATCTCGGGTGTTGCGCAGGCGATCCAGTCGGCGCCCGACTTCAAGGCGGGCCTGTTCAAGATCAAGCGCTTGGATTCCACCTTCGGACTCGCTTTCCGCATTCAGCCGCCTTTCAACCCGCTGCCGTTCGTCGAACGCCGTCTGTGCCGCCTTCCCGAGATCGTTCAACGCCCCGCGCAGCATGCGGGCACGTTCGGAATTGCCGGCCTCGATTTCCTCGATCAGTTCGTTCAGGGCGCGGATCGTGCGCCTGTAATGTTCTTCAGCTTCCTCAAGCAGCGCCCACGCCGCCGCGCCGCCCGCTTCAGGAGAGGGATCATCTGTCATCGCATCTGCCTGATTGGTCTGCCCGGCGCAGGAAGAAGACAACAAAAAGGCGGCCTCCGGGGGTACCCCGGGCCGCCAAACCCACGTCTTCCAGCATGCCGTAAGGTATACCCCAGACCGTTCGCAGAGTCAAGAAGTTTAATGCTAACAAGAAGTTAACAGCGCATAACCGACGGCTTCCCAGGCAGGTATCCCGCAAACCGCCCTGCGTCCGATGCCCCATGCCCCAAGACCGCCCGCATCCGTCAAGCGGCACGCGAACCGGGCTTCACGCACCGGCCCGACACGAACGCGCCCAGTCCCCGCTTGTCGAATGGTATCGGGCCACGAACGCCCCTATGATGGCGCTCTCAATCCTGACAGGTTCGGAAAAACGAAATGATCCACGTCGTCACGACCTGCCCCGACATCGACAGCGCCCGGGCCATCGCGCGCGCCGCGCTCGACCGCAGGCTCGCGGCCTGCGCCAGTATCCTGCCCGGCGTCGTCAGCCTGTTTCATTGGCAGGATCGCATCGACGAAGAGCCGGAATTGCAGCTGACGCTGAAAACCGACGACGGCCACCGCGCCGCGCTGGTCTCGCTGATCGCCGAGACCCATCCCTACGACCTGCCGGTCATCACCTGGGAAACGGTCGAAACGACGCCCGAGGCGGCGGCCTGGCTGACGGCCGAAACGTCAGCCTGACCGCCTGCGTCCCGGCACCGGGACCCCCAGCGCCTGACCCAACCCGTCAGGCAGGTTCCTTCAGCGCCTCCAGACGGACGCCCACGCCGCACCATTCGGGCAGGCGGTCGGCTCCGGTGACCTGATGGCCCATCCAGCGCATGCACTCCTCTGCGCGGCCGCAATGGGCGCAGGCAGCCACCAGTTCCGAATATTCGCCCCGGCCCAGTTGCCCGGACCGGAGAGCATCGTTGAGATTGACCCCGATGGTGCGCGCCATCCCCTGGGTCAGCCAGAAATGTTTCGACAGCCTGCCCTGGTCTTCCATCGCCCTCAGGCGGACACCAACCGTGCCCGCATCGCCTCCAGCAGATCCTTGTTGCGGCAGAACCCCGGCGTCTCGTCGGTCCCGGTATCGTGAGACCCGAGCCAGCCCTTGCATTGCGAGGGCTCGGTACAGCCGAGGCAGCGCGAGACGGTATCTTGCATGTCTTCGGGGGTCCAGCGGCCGGCCATGGCCTCTTCCTCAAGATCCACGCCAAGCACTTCTGCCATCTTTTCAACAAGATGGGCGTGTTCGTCGTATTTGGTTTGACCCGACATCGAAGGTCTCCTGTCGATTTCGAATTGATGGAACTAGACCGCAAGAGCTCACCGGGCGCCTTGATGCGTGTCAAATGGGGACACCGCCCGAGGCGCGGAGACAGGAGCGCCGCCTGGTGCGGACCGGCAAATGCCGGGCAAGACCGCTTCACAAGCCGGCCGTGGGCGGCTAGCCTTGCGCCATGTTCAGCATCGAGCACGAATTCGACGCCACCGTCATCACCCTCGTCGACGAGGGGCCGCAGCATCTGCAGGAGGACGTAACGATCACGGCCTTCGAGGATTGCGTGACGGTCGAACAGCTGGACCCGCGCACCGACCGGGTCCAGAAGATCACGCTGTCGCTGGCCCAACTGCACGAGCTTGGCGCGGCCTTCGACCTGCCCGAAGGGGTCTACCGGATCGCCTTCGGTCGTGACTAA